TTTTCATTCTGGTCTTCTTCGGTAACTTCTTTCCAGTTTTGGTATGGCTCAGGATTGATTTTGTGATATCCCGCTGGCATATCAATGTCATCATTTTTTGGAAGATAAGGAGTGTGGTCTTTAGTCTTCATAAACTCAGCCATCTCGGCTTCGCCAAGACCATCTAATACAACTGGAAGTGGAACTAAGTCCATCTCCTCTTTATTGAAATCTGGAATCTCTGCTGCTGGTGCTTCATCTGCATCACGGTCAATAGTTCTTTCAAATGCTTCAGCAATATCTGGATTAGGTCCAGTAACATTTTCTGAGCCCTTACGGAAGTCAGCAAGTGCTTCTTCGTTTTGCTTAGTTCCAAGTTTTTTGTCGTAGATTCTTGCAAGTTCTAGAGGAGCATCTTCGCCAGCCTCTTGAAGAGCAAAGAACAATGCTTCTGCTGGAACAAACTCATCTCCATTATTGAAACCAAGTGTTCCATAGCCAGTTGCGTTTTCGCCATCTTCTTTAGGAATAACTGCTTCTTCCAAAGCGGCAACTAAATCACGAGGGTCATATTTTTGTGCAAGTTCTACAGGGTCATCAGTAAAATCTGTTGACTCTTCATCAATACGACCTTCAGGGTCATATGATAAATCTGGGTTAATTATTTTTGCGCCTTCAGGAATAGCAAAAGCAAAAGCCGCTGCTTTTTCTTTAGGTTTTACAATTTCTTGTTTTTGTTTTTGTTGTTCTTTTGCTTCTGGAAATTCTGTTTCCTGAGAAGGCTTATCAATTTCATCAATCTTGTCTAGAATCTCTGACCAAGACTTGGCATCAATGATTGGACCTTTGCCATTGCTTCCAGTTAAGTTTCCAAAAGTATCTTTTGTAACTGTCCACTCTTCGTTTTTCCAAGTATACTCACCAAATTTTGTCCATCCATCTGGTGCTTCAACAAATTCAATATCTTCTTCGTTGATTACATCATCACTTGCTGAATAACGAACTGGTGCTTTACTAAATCCATCAGCGGTCGGGTTAAGGATTGCTTTTACGAACTCGCCTTTAACAGGTGGAAGTTTTGCGATACGGCCATCTGGAAGTTCTACAAGAACATTTTGTCCATCATTGGAGTCCATAAGAGTTTTACCAACAACGCTAAATACTTTTCCAGCACGACGGACTAAAGCACGAATACCTCCGCCCATGTAAGCAAATCGACCTTTGCGGTCACGACGTTGTAGTTTTGCACGAAGAGAACGAGCAATTGGAGAGTTTCCATCGCCCATAGCAGCAAGTAAAGTTTCTGCTGGAAGAGTCCCCTGAGGTAGACCAGCAAGGATTGAGTTGTAATAAGTATGTTCTACAGAGCCAAACTCTGAAGTAAGTGCTGAAGCAAGAATTACTCGTGCACGTTCATCTGTAATTCGTGCGTCATCAACAAACCAACGAGCACGAGAAGATTCTAAAGCAGATGCTGTAAGAGAGTGGTCACGAGTTGAGCGTGGGTGTGAGATTGGAAGTAAATCTGTGTGTGAAAGAGTTAAAGAGTTGTTCTTATTGTTTTGAGCAAGGTTGATGTATTGAGTAAGTTCTTTCAAAGCCATATGCTCACGTAGTGAGAATGGAAGATTACGTGTTGCTTGAAGTGAGCGAAGAACTACAGTAAATGCTGCCTTCTTTGTAATACGGCGAGATGTATTGGCATTTGTATTTGCTTGTTCAATTACAGAAAGTGCTGACTCACGGATACGAAGAGCCTGGCTCATCGACTGAGCGCGACGTCCCTCTTCTGAGATTGCGTGACTTAGTCTGCGAATTCTGCTCACTCTTGTGTACCTTCCTCAAACTCTGGTAACAAATCTCCATCAAGACTTCCATGACCTAAAGATGCTAGAAGTGATGCACGAACAAAAGGATCGTCGCCATTTCTTACACCACGAAGCCAACTTGCTCTAATTGCTTCCTCCGCTTCATATCCATAACCTGAATACTCTGCCATAGCAAGGATAGCGTCTTCTGGGTATAGGTAATCTTCTTTATCTTTTAGTTCAATATTAAGTTCTTGCTCGTATGCAAACTCTTCAACATCTTTCATAGATGTTTTTCCTTCTTTTTTGATTACGCCATCTGGAAGAACAGCAAAACGACACACTCCTAGTGGTTCTACAGGTAAAGAAATGATTTGACATTGATTTCCACCAGCATAAAGAACACAGTTGCCACAATGGACGCCAATTTCTTGGTCTTTGTTCTCTGCGGCAGGTGTATAGCCAGCCCAAATGCCAGTTTCGTCTTCATTAAACTTTCCATACTTGTTAGCAATCTCAATAAGTGCTGCTGCTAACTCTTGTTCTTCTGGAACAAGTCCTGCGGCAGTGATTGAATTAGATTTTTTACTAGAGCGAGGGTGTGCAGCAGGTAAAAGGTCATTATCTGTTGTGTAAGCAGAGTTAGAAGGCTTTCCAGACTTGAGTAAACGCAAGAAAGCATTGACACGGCCCATTGCCCATTGGTTGCGATTCATTCCAGGACGATGCGAGACACTAAATGCTCCTGCGCCACGGCGATAGACCGCCTTGAGCATTCCTAGAGATGCTTTACGTCCAGAAGGTGCTTTTTCATTGTGCTTAGAAACTTTTTCTTTCAAAGATGCTTCAACTGCTGCTGAAAATTTTACTTTGCGTGCTGCTTTGGTTCCTTTAGCGGAATCTTTTTTGTTTTTTGATGAACCTTTGATTCGATCAGACTTCGGTGCTGGTGTCTGGCTGATTGTCCTCGACATTTGATTCACCGCCTTCCGCAGGTGCTCCAGAAGTTGCTTGTTGTAGAAGTTGTTCAACACTTTCAGGTAGCGGAGCAACAGATGCGCCCTGCTGAGCCTCTCTTACCTTCATCATAAGTTCAGGACTTAGCGCACCAAGCATTGCTTCAGTAAGTTCAGGAGTAATTGCTCCCTTCTCAAAGAGCATTCTGATTCCAACTTCTTCTGCTGTAGGTGTATCGGATGCAGAGAAGCCATGAGCACGACGCCATGTCTCTCCAGAGATAATTCCTCTATCAAATCCAGAGTCAGCATCCATCGCTCTGTCATTGCGGGTTGAAACTGCGCTTGGGTCATACCAAACAACAATTCTGTCAACCTCTGTTGGATTGAATCCTTGCGCCTCTAGATAAGGACGTAGGTAAACAATTGTTAAAGCATCAGCAATAAGCAACATCAATGGTTCGATGTGTGCTTTGTACAGTGCTTCATCAATTTGTAGAGCGTTCGAGTATTTCACATTAGCAAGACCTGTTACTACATCCTTTGGAACATCTAGACCCTGAAGGATACGTTCTAGTACTCGGTCTGCACGTTGAGCCAATGCAGGGTCGAACGAACGCTCAAACTTAAATTGCTTAATCGCATCGCCAAGTTCAGCAGGGCCACGGATGATAAGCGGAACGACAGCGGAAGCAGACTCTTCATCACGAATCGGAGTTGTCATTGCATCAATGAGTTGTTCTTCAAACTCATCTTCTGCTTCTTCAGCAGTAAAGCCAGGATTTAACTCGCTATCTGCCTCGTCATATGGATAATCAGGGTCTCCTTGAGCAGCAACTGATAAACCATCTGGTAAATAAAGTGCGCCAGCATTGAGGCGAGAACGTGCTGTTGCACGGAATGTTCTATTGAGCAAAAGTAATTCAGCACAAAGGTCTAACAAACCACGAAGTGATGAATCTGCTTCATCTGAATAACGTGGGTGCGAACGCCAAATGCGTCCTACGAATGCGCCATTAGCAAGACGATTGACTCCTAGTGCACCGCCAGTGCTTTGTTCACGGCGACCAATAACGTTGTATCCACCACGAGCATCTGCCATAATTTCATCAACGGAACGAATGTCCCAAGACTCAGGGATTCCAGAGCCTTTCTTTTCTGGCATTTGAACTAAATAACATTCTCCAGCAACTGAAAGATTGAGTGCTGCATCTTTGAGAAGACCTGCTTGTCCGCCATATGCAGAGTCAAGCCGTGCAAGTGCTCGCTCTGCGGCAGCAGCAAGACGTGGGTCAATAATTTTTGCGTTGCGTACAGATGTTGGAGACTCTGATGCGTTCTCTACAACGGCTGCGTAAATTCTAATTCGTGAAACAACAGATGCAACTAAATTGAAAGCATACTTAACTTCACCAATAGCATCGTAGTATTCCCATGCTTCGGCTTGCCATGCTGATGAGCCAGCAGCACGACGTTGTCTAAATTGTTCAAACTCACCTTTGTCATTAATTTTAATTTGTACTGCCGCAGCAGTTAAAGAACGTGGAGTTGAATAAGCAACAGGAGATGCAGGTGATGATAAAAATACTGAGGCAGGTCCAGAAACTTTAGAAGAACTACGACGAGCAACTATTTGTGTGGAACGAGTAGTAGATTTTGACTTACCTTTTTTAGGTGAAGATGCTTTCTTAGGGACAGCAGGGCGAACAGGTTCATTAGACGGTTCTTCGCGTTTGAATACGCCCACAGACTTACTCCTCGTCTTCGTTACGGAACACTAGGACTACCTATCCTCGTGTGCGGATAACAAGCCAGCGATAGCAGAAAGCGCTAAGACTATTTCAACTACTTGCGTGGCCTCTGGAATAATGATACGGGATATTACGAGTAATGATGCGACCCAAACACTGGTACACCACATACAAGTAAAGAAATACCCAAACTTATTGCTCTCTGGAGGAAACTTTTCCCATATCCAGTTACGGGGTTTATCAAAAATCTCGTCTCTAACCATCAACCTAGATATTCTGTAGGTCGCTAGTCCAGCAATTGCTAACTGGAAGAAGTCTGTAATCAATTATCCCCCTGAGCCATCAAAGTGCTTCCATAAGGGCTCCAAGAACGCAAGCGTGAGCCGC